TATTATACGATCCAGTAGTATTTACATCTAAAGCTCTCATTCCAACCGCAGTATTTGAAGCGCCACTTGTATTAGCTGCTAAAGCATTTCTACCTACTGCAACTAATTCACCACCTGTTGTATTAGCTGCCCCAGCATTACTTCCTACTGCTGTATTAAAATTTGCTGTAGTTTGAGCATCTAATGCAGCAGAACCAATAGCTGTGTTTCCAGTTCCAGTTCCAGTATCTAATGCTTTATAACCAATTGCTGTATTATCATCACCAGTCGTTATCGCAGTACCAGCTTCATCACCTACGCAGACATTGTAATTACCGCCTGATGTGATTGAGTTACCTGCGTTGACACCTGCTATGAAGTTTGATGTGCCAGCGGTTGAGCTTTTAATTTCGGTGAAAGTAACTGCCCCCATATTGACGGCTGTACCTGATGCACCAAATATCGCGTCTATAGTGTCAAGATCAGTATTAAGTTTTGTTCCCCAGGTATCGGTACTTGCTCCCACTTCTGGTTTGGTTAAACTTAAATTTGTAGTTGTTGTATCTGCCATAATTCTTTCCTATGTTATGCTGCTTCTGACCAAGACGTTGACGGATCGGATTGGTCTGTCCAAGTTGTTGTGGTTACTGTTTGATCCGTATAATTGGTTGTCGTTACAGTATCATCTGCCCATTTTAAGCTACCAATCGCTGAAACACTAGATGTTTGTGCGATAGTTGCCGTACCAGAATATATTATACCACCAAGTGCAGTAAAACCACTTATCTGCTCAATGGTTGCTGATCCTGATGCAATAATTTCTGGTGTAGCTGTCATGCCTGACGTTTGTGCTAGTGTTGCTACACCTAATTTAACCAGTGTACCTGATGCACTTACACCACTGGTTTGTGCGCTAGTTGCTGATGCACCTATTACAATAACTGCATTGGCGCTAACTCCAGAAGTTTGTGCAAGCGTAGCTGTGCCAAGTTTGACTATTTCTGCGGTTGCAGTTAATCCTGATGTTTGTGCAATCGTAGCTTGACCACGATCTATTTGTCTGCCAGTAGCGGTAAAACCAGAAGTCTGCGCCATAGTTGCAGTACCGAGTTTTACCACTTCGGCTGTTGCTGTTACCGCAGAGGTTTGCGCTATGGTGCTTGCGCCTAGTTTAATTAAGCTCCCACTTGCGGTTACGCCTGATGTTTGTGCTGATGTTACAGATACAGCAAACGTCATTGAGCCAGATGCCGAAACACCTGACGTTTGCGCTATAGTAGCTGCTGCAACCTCATACTGAGGAGTGCCATACGCAGCTATGCCATAGTTATAAACACCGTAACCAACGGAGGCCATTAATTAAGCCAAAGTAACGTCTAAGTCACCAGCATCAAATCTGAATACATCACCACTAGCTACTGCTTTGGATGCTGATAATGCAGCCCAAGCCATTAAGTTACCACTTGATGATGCGTCAAAAATACCTACATGGGTTACTGTGCCCCAAGAACCTGTTGCAGTAACAAACTCTACTGCTGATCCATTGGTTGCTGTAGTTGGTGAAGTGCCTGAAACTGTCATCGCAGCCATACTTTTTCTTGCGTATGAGCCACCTGAACATTCAGTACCGCCACCAGTATCAGAAGGTGCTGCTGTAAATAAACCAACGTATAAAGTTCCTGGTGCTGTGTAAGCACTACCACCAAATACATGGTCTAATACTTTATCTTCTAAATAATCTGTAAATCCAGCCATTATTGTTTAACTCCTAATTTCTCATAAAATATGTTGTGTTGCGTGGCTTGCCATAAGTTCTGCGTCTTTGTATTAAAGAGCCTTGACCAAAAGCAGCCTTTTCTTGTTGCATACGCATTTCTTCTAATGCTAATTCAAATTGCGCAGTAAACATTTGTACTCTATCATCTTCCATTAGATAAATAGAGGCTTGCTTCATTGCTCCATACAGATAAACATCTGGATGGTTTAATGAAACAAAGTTACTGGTGTTCGAGTCGCTTAACGCGCTGATTTTACCGTAATAAGTTAATTGTAATGTATATGAAGTGTCAGGGGTAGGGGCAAGTTCTAATGTGCCATCTACAATTGCAAAATACTTTGGCTGTCCTGAACTATTATTATTAGCTCGTCTAAATATATCTAATGATTCTATGGATTGTTGAAATAAAGGCGTAAAATCACCTGATGTAATTTCTACATTAATTACTTCCAACCAATCTGTAGGTAAAGTTAAGTATTGACCATCAGCAGTTGCTGTGGCTCTTTTAATCATATCTTTATCTCTTAGCTTACGGTTTAATTCTGCTTCCGTAGTATCAATAAAAATATCAATCTGTGAGGTGAGATCACTTCTATTTAAATAATTGGCGATCTGTGTTTTTAGTTCATCATACGTCATACTCTACCTTGCCATATTCTAAATAATTTATTATCTGGGTCGTTGAGCCATTTCTTCCATTGCTTTCTATCGTTAGCCCAACCTTCGCGTATTGCTTGTTGATATATTACCATAGGTACTTCAGCAACGTGTTTTAATTCTTTGCTTTGAGTGCCATAAGATAAATTCTTTACATTATCCAGAACAGGCTGAACATTTTGCGTAGTGTGGTAGATATTTTTATCGCCCTCAGTAGCAAATTCATTAATCAAGCCTGACTTTGAATCTATAACTGTTCTTTTTGCCATGTTAAAAACCTAAAAAAAGAGGGGTGATTACTCACCCCTCTTGCTACAACTTATGAAGTTGATAAGTCAGCAGCGATTCCGTGAGCCTTCTCATTTGATACTTCCAATCCAAATTCAACGACTAACATTTTCGTAATTGCATCACCAATTGTTGCGATATCAATAGTTTCAAAATCTCTCATGAAACAAGTTTTCGCAAAGTTAGGATCAACAAATAAAGCTGATCTTGAACGACTGAAGTTTGAAGGAACTACTTTAAGTTCTCCAAAGTCACCCGCGTAGATAGCTACTGATGCTTCAACTGTATTTGCATCTACTGTTTGAGTAACAGAAGTTCTGCCACTAAAACCAGATACAACACCTTTAACGTGTGGGCCAACGATTAACATTGAGGGCTCACCACCGTTTGCAAAGCAGAGTTGTTGTACTGCTTTTAAGATGGTTTCAGTAAACGCACGTTGCGTACCGTCAGTTGGGGCAGCACCGTTACCAGCGCCCGCGCCATTAGTACCACGCGATACGTTTGTTTCTGTCCACGTTTCAAATCCACCAGTTTGACGAACTGTAGCTGCTGCACCCGCATTTTTAGCGACTTTAGAGCATAAGGCCGTTTCCATATCGCGCTTGAGGGCCTTAGCCATAATAGCTAGTTGATGCGCCATTTCTGATTTTTTTCCCGCTGCGTCAGAAGCGTTTTGCGTACCAGTTACGGTTGCATCACGGCTACTGATTTGACAGTAGTTTACTTCTCTAACTGTTGCAGTTGAAGCAGCACGAGAAAGTTCAAAACCCTCTAATTGTCCTGTTCCAGATGCAGTTGGTAGAGCTTCTGTTTGCCAGTCAAACTGGACATTTCTTACATTAGTTTTGCCAATAGCACTCATAAATGGCGTACTCATTGGAGAAATGTTGTAGATAATATCAGACAACTGTTCTCGGTCAGAAGTAGCAGTATATGTGTCAAAGGCGTTTGTTACTTTAGCCATTTCTTATACCTTTTTAAATAAATTGTTCAAAGACTTTAGCTGCATCTTGCACTTTGCCAGATTTAGCTAGTTTCATTTGCGCTTTTTTCGCCGCAGTCATTGTCTTTGGTTTATTAGAAGTACCAGGTCTAGCTACTCTTGAAGCCGCTTTTTGGGTTGGTTTCTTTTTGGAAGCTGCCACTTGTTTGCGGTATAGCATCCCATCTCGTAAACCAAGTAACACTCGATAATCTATCACCTGATTAATTTCTTGTGCAGTAAAGCCCAAGTCTTTAATAGCATAGTTTGTGATTGCAGCTTTTTCCTTTTGAGATTTTTCTGCATCAGACCAGTGTGGAATTTTTTCAGTAAGTTGTTGGTTGCCGTATTCGACAAACTTTTGAATTTGCTCTTGCTGCTTTTGCATTGCTTCATCTTGCAATCTTTGGTTTTCAGCTTTAGCTGCATCTAACTTCTTACGTTTATCTTCCCACACATCTTTTTCACGAACATAGCCAATAGGATCAGATTCATATAGTGCTGCCCAATCTGGTTCGTTTTCTAATTCACCATTTAGACTCGCCTCTAATTGAGGTAATAACTGAGCGTAAACAGCATCTTTTTTCGCTAACTCTGCTTGCTGTTCTTCAATGCTTTTGCGTTGTTGAGACAGTTCTTGAGTTTTGCGAGTATAGTCTTGCTGACGAGAATATCCGTTTTGGAGTTCAGCTAACGTGACCTCTTGTTCTACACCATCAACTTTGACGGTATAGGCTTGAGGTTGTAGTTCTTCCTCTACTTCTGTTTGTTCTTCTAAAGACTGTTCTATCTCTTCCCCTTCTTCAAAGTCATCTTCTACTTCAGCTTCCATTTCAGCTTCGGCTTCCACCTCTACCACTTCTTCCGCTTCCATTACTTCTTCGACTACTTCTTCTGGAGATGTTTCTGCTTGTTCTGCTTGAACTTCCTCTGGTGCTTCCTCAACTGGAGTCAAAAGATTTTCAAAAGAACTTACAGTTTTATCTAACTCTGATTGTAAAGCAATCGGCTTGGCGTTGTTGCTCATGTTTACTCCTTAATTTTTTAAAATTTTACCTAGTTATGTGTAATTGTGCAATTTTTTGACTTGCGCACTGGTTATCTTCCCACGTTCTACCAAAATTCGTAGATGCCTCTCTACCTCTGGTAAAATATTTATTGCAGTATGCAGAGTTTCACGCAAGGCTACACTATCTTCGCCTTTCGTACTCATCCATAAAGCAACGTATTCTTGTTTTAAATTCTTAATAGATTTTTTTAATGTGTCGCTGTTTAAAATTAATTCAGCTTCGTTTGAATCTAATACTTCCTCTCTAGTTGCCATATTATCTCCTGTTTCTCCCACCACCCCTGGTGAGCCTTGGCATTGCTTGCACACTATCTAGTGCTGCTTGTATGTTAGTAAAATCAAAAGGTGTATAACCTTTAACTGGTTGTGGCATAGGTGCTGGAATTATTGGTGGTGATGAAAACTCATACCCTTCTGGGTCAAGATCAAACATTGCCATCTCACCATCTGTCATTGGTAATCCAGAGCCAAATACAGGTGGAGTAAATTGACCTAAATCTAAAGCGCGAACTTGAGCCGCAGCCATTTCTTCTTCAGGTG